AGATAAAGGTCTCGTACCTTTTAAATTATATCCTTATCAAAAGAAAATGTTTAACCAATTTGAGGAGAATAGGTTTAATGTCGTTCTCGCATGTCGTCAATCTGGTAAGTCAATCAGTGCGTGCGCCTATCTATTATGGTTCGCATTATTCAATTCAGAAAAGACTATCGCTATTTTGGCAAATAAAGGAGCTACTGCGAGAGAAATGCTTTCACGTGTTACTCTTATGCTGGAAAATATTCCGTTTTTTTTACAGCCTGGTAGTAAAGCTCTTAATAAAGGTTCCCTTGAGTTTTCAAATAATTCTCGTATCATTGCTGCTGCTACTTCCGGGAGTTCTATTCGTGGTCTTTCTGTTAACTTATTATACTTAGATGAGTTTGCATTTGTAGAAAAGGCTTCTGAATTTTATACCTCAACATATCCCGTTGTATCTGCTGGTAAAGAAACTAAAATTATAGTTACTTCTACTGCTAATGGTATTGGTAATACGTTTTACAATATATGGCAAGGCGCAGTACAAAATATAAATGAATTTAAACCATTTAGAGTCGACTGGTGGGATGTACCAGGTCGAGATAAAAAATGGAAAGAATCTACAGTATCAAATACATCACAATTACAATTTGACCAAGAATTCGGTAATACATTTTTCGGTACCGGTGATACTCTTATAAACGCAAAAACACTAATGGAACTAAGAGCTCGTCAACCATACAAAATATATGAAGATGGTTCTCTTTTGATATACGAAAAACCAAAAGAAAAGCATGAATATGTTATGTGTGTCGACGTTGCGAAGGGTAGAGGACAGGACTATTCTACCTTTAATTTAGTCGATATTAGCGTTCGCCCGTTCAGACAGGTAGCTGTGTATCGCAATAATACTATCTCGCCTATCCTCTACCCTAACATTATTTATAAATGGGCTAACGTCTACAACAAATCTTATGTAATAATTGAATCAAATGATCAAGGTTCTTTAGTCTGTAATGGACTATATCAAGATTTAGAATATGAAAATATGCATTCAGAATCAGCTGTAAGAATGGATAGAATGGGTATAGAAATGACTCGTAAAACAAAAAGATTAGGATGTTCAGCTTTAAAAGATTTGTTAGAAAATAATAAGATTGCTATACAAGATGAAAATACTATATTTGAAGCTTCTACATTTATATCAAGAGGACAATCATACGAAGCATCTGATGGTAATCACGATGATTTAATTATGAATTTTGTACTATTTGGCTATTTTGTAACAAGTAAATATTTTGGAGATATGACGAATATTAATTTAAAAGAAATGATTTTTAAACAAAAGATGAAAGAGATCGAAGATGATGTTGTACCATTTGGACACATCGATGATGGATCACAATACGTTGAAGAAGAAGTAAAGAAACCAGAATGGGTAATAGAATTTGATCATGACGGACAGTGGAACAATTACTCTAATTTCTAAATTATATAAATATATCATAGTAATTGATAACAACCGTATTATGAATCTTATTAATTAGAAACCGAGAGGCAAACATGGCACTATTCACACCATCACAATCACCTGCGGTTGTTGTAAAGGAAATTGATGCAACGGGCGGCGTACCCAATGTTCAAACTTCTACTGGAGCAATCGTTGGAAATTTTAGATGGGGTCCTGTCGAGCAAAGAACACTCATATCAAATGAAGCTGATTTGATAAATGTCCACTCGACACCAGACACCACAAACACAATAGATTTTCATAACGCATCATATTTTCTGCGTTATTCAAGTTCGCTACAAGTTGTTAGAGCTGTAACGACTGAAGCAAAAAATTCAAGAGCATCAACACTACAAACTGGAGGAACCTTTCCAGGAAGTGGTGCACCAACAATTAAAAATAAAGATAATTTTATTTCTCAAGAAGGAACACTTAATTCAGCTAAAGCTTCTTTTGCTGCTAGATTTCCTGGAGCTTTAGGTAATTCGTTACAAATTTCAATATGTACACCAACATTATTAGACTCAGCGTTTAGTAATTGGGCATATAAATCATCTTTCGATGCAGCACCAGGTTCATCAGCAATTGATTCTGCAGCAGGCGGATCTAAAACTGAAGTACACGTTGCCATTGTTGATGAAGATGGCCAAATATCAGGAACAAAAGGATCAGTATTAGAAGCATATCCATACGTATCACTTGCTTCTAACTCAAAAGCACAAGATGGAGGAACTAATTATATAAAGAATGTAATTAACGAGCAATCACAGTATGTACATATGATTGGTTTTCCACAAGATATCACCGTAACAGGTGTTCTTGCCGGCCAAGCCATGACTGGTACTCAACAAGATTTCGTTGCAGATGGAGCTAATATTAAAGTATTAAATTATTCACTTGATAGTGGAGTTAATTCTAACGCACTTGGTACTGCTGAGATTGCAACAGGTCACGATCTTTTTGAAGATGTAGAAGCAGTTGAAGTAGATTTCTTAATTGCACCCGGTATGAGTAGCAGATCCGATCAAACAACAGTTACTAATGATTTAATTGCAAATGCAACAGCAAGGAAAGATTGTGTTGTTGTATCTTCGCCAGCTAGATCAGACGTTGTTGGTCAGTCAAATGAAACAACAGTGACTACAAATGTTGTTGCTACGGCTGCTACAATAACAAAGAGCTCTTATGGCATTATGGATTGTTCATATCTCAAAGTATTCGATAAATTCAATGATCAATTTATTGAAATACCTGCTGCTTCTTCAGTTGCTGGACTTATGGCAGAAACTGATAGAACACAAGCACCATGGTTTTCTCCTGCTGGTACAAGAAGAGGCCAATTATTAGGTGTGACAGGACTTAACTATAATCCAAATAAAACAAATAGAGATACTTTATATAAAGCCGGAGTTAATCCAGTTGTTAATGTAAGTGGCTCAGGTATTTGTTTATTTGGTGATAAAACAATGTTCAATAGACCTTCTGCGTTTGATAGAATAAACTGTAGAAGATTATTTTTAACACTTGAAAGAGCAATTGCACAAGCTGCTAAAAACGTAATGTTTGAATTTAATGATGAATTTACAAGAGCAGAATTTGTAAATATTATTGAACCAGTCCTCAGAGATGTGAAAGCTCGAAGAGGTATAACCGATTTTAGAGTAATAGCTGATGAAACAGTTAATACTTCTGAAGTTATTGATCGTAACGAATTCATAGCTAACATTTTCATCAAACCTGCACGTTCAATTAACTTTGTCACACTTAACTTTGTGGCTGTTAGAACAGGCGTATCGTTTGAAGAAATTGTTGGAACTGCTGGCGTTTAGGAGGTAAAAAATGGCACTAGGTAGTGTAGATCAATTTAAAGCCAGGCTTACAGGTGGAGGTGCAAGATCCAATCTATTTCAAGTCACTATGAACAACCCAAGAGGTGGTTTAGGTGTTGATGTAGATGCTGATCTTTCATCATTCTTGTGTGAGGCTGCGCAGTTACCAGCGTCAACAGTTGGTACGATAATTGTACCCTTTAGAGGTAGACAATTAAAAATAGCTGGTGATAGAACATTCGCAGAATGGACTGTCACTATAATCAATGATGTAAATTTTAAGTTAAGAAATTCTTTCGAAACTTGGATGAACGCCATTGCAAATCATGCGGATATTGGCGGTACTCAAAATCCCGAATTATATTTCGCTGATCTTCAGGTTTCTCAATTTGATAGAAACGAAACAATTAAAAAAACATATACGTTTAAAGATTGTTGGCCAGCAGATGTAAGTGCAATTGACTTATCATATGCTGCTGAAGATATTGAAAGATTTACGGTTACTTGGAATTACCAGTACTGGACATCTGATACCACAGACGGCGTTAATGCTGCATAATATATAAGATAGAGGGGTGCACTTAAGCACCCCTCATAATAAGGGATAATTAATGGCTGATTACATTAATGATACGCGAGGATTACGCTTATTTGGGTTCGAATTAAGACGAGCACCAAAAGAAGATCCTAATAAAAAACCATCTATAGTTCCAGCAAAAGATGATGACGGTGCTGGTTACGTTACTGCTGGTGGTTCACATTATGGACAATATATTAATATGGATGGGGATGATTCGAAAGATAATGCCCAATTAATAATGAAATATCGTGGAACTTCTATGCATCCTGAATGCGATGCTGCTGTTGAAGATATTGTTAACGAATCAGTTGTTTCATCAAATGAAGTTGGTAAACAATCCGTAGATATTACTATGGATAATTTAAAAGTAAGTGATGGAATTAAAAAACAAATTAAAGAAGAATTTGATAATATATATTCGATGTTAAATTTTAGTGAAGATGGTCACGATATTTTTAGAAGATGGTATATTGATGGTAGAATATATCACCATATAGTTGTTAATGAAGCAGCATTAAAAGCGGGCATACAAGAAATACGACCAATTGATTCTTCAAAGATAAGAAAAATAAAACAAATTAAAAGAAAAAAAGATCCACAAACAGGTGCCAATCTTGTTGAAAAGGTGGATGAATTTTACATATATCAAGAAAAGCCAGGTCAACAAACTTCGGGTGTTAAATTAAGTGTCGATTCTGTAAGTTATGTAACATCTGGTTTATTAGATGAATCAAGAAAAAAGATTTTAGGATATTTACATAAGGCCTTAAAGCCTCTGAATCAATTAAGAATGATGGAAGACTCTTTGGTAATATATAGATTATCAAGAGCTCCGGAAAGAAGAATGTTTTATATTGATGTCGGTAATTTACCTCGAGGTAAAGCTGAACAATATATGAAAGATATTATGTCAAGGTATCGTAATAAAATAGTATACGATGCTAAAACCGGTGAAATAAGAGACGATCGTAAACACATGTCAATGATCGAAGATTTTTGGATTCCACGTAGAGAAGGTGGTCGAGGTACAGAAATTACAACTTTACCCGGTGGCCAAAATCTTGGTGAAATAGAAGATATTATTTATTTTCAAAAGAAATTATATAAAGCACTGAATGTGCCAGTTAATCGATTAGAACAAGAATCTCAATTTAGTTTAGGTAGAACTTCAGAAATAACTCGTGATGAATTAAAATTTCAAAAGTTTGTCGAAAGATTACGTACGAGATTTTCGCATTTATTTATGGGTTTATTAAAAACACAACTAATGTTAAAAGGTATTATTACTGAAGAAGATTGGGATGACATAAAAAACGATATCGTTATTGACTATATTAAAGATAATCATTTTACAGAATTAAAAGAATCAGAATTATTAAGAGAAAGATTACAAACACTAGA